GACCCGTAAAGCGAGAGACGAAAGCCCGATTCTCGACAGACTGGAGGCGGCGATCCTTGAGGCTGAACGGCTCGGTCTGGACTCGTCACGCGACATGGCCCGTCTAGCCGCCGGCCTGGCGAAGCTGGAGCGACGCAACGCCATCGAACGCCAACAGCGAGCCGCATGACGGGTGTCCGTCCGTCCCGGCTGCCACACTTGTATGCGAGCTCGGCCCTCGCCCACGCATACCGTGGACGCACGCCTGAAGGCCGTAGCTCCTTCTACGGCCGGACGGTTCCCTTCGCGTTCGCCGCCGTCTGCTGCCAGGCACGCGACGGCTGGTCTGGCCTCGACCCCGAAAAGGGGACGGACCGTATCCGTAGGATCGTTCTCGGCGTCGCCGTGGTGGCGGCGCTCACCCTGTCGGTGCCTGCCACGGCCGACGGCCAAAGGGGATGGCTTACCGCCACCGAGCGGACGCTCGGCGACCGCCTCCACAACATCCGGCAGACCGACCGCAGAGAAGGCGCAGGCCGCCTCAAGGCCCGGATCAAACACCGGGCCCGTTCGATCCAGCTCTTGGCACGTGCCGACGGCTGGACATCGCACCATCGCGGCTACCGCTTCCGAACGTTGCGCCTGGTCTACTTCGCCAAAGGCTGGCCTGCCAAAGGCTGCGGCCAAGGCGGAACCGTCACCGCCAACCTGTCCCTCGGCCAATGCATGGCCAAGGCCGTACGCTGGACCGGCGACCAGTGGGACTGTCTACGCACCCTCGGCCACAGAGAGTCCGGCTGGTGGCACCTCGCAACCAACCCAACCTCCGGGGCGTTCGGGATACCCCAATCGCTCCCCGCGAACAAACTCGCCTCGGCCGGGTCGCCGATCACAAGCCCGGTGGTCCAGATCAGATGGATGCTCTCTTATATCCGTGGACGCTACGGCACACCGTGCGCAGCGCTCGCCTTCCACACAGCACACGGCTGGTACTAGCTGAAATGCCGGTTCGTCGCTGTCTCGACTGCCCGACCAAGATTCCGGCGACCGAGCGCCGCTGCCCTCGCTGCTCGGCAGCGAGGCACCGAGGTCGAGCCGCGGCCGATCCGTACCAGTCGGCCGAATGGGCTGGACTCTCGGCGCAGTGCATCGCCCGCGACGGCGACTGCCAAGCGTGCGGATCAACCCTACGGCTCACGGCGCACCACGCCAGGTCGCGCCACGAGATCGGGCTGATCGTGCCGCTCGAGGACCTGCTGACGCTCTGCGGCTCGTGCCACTCGCGCTACGAGGCCGACGTCAGAGCCGGACGATCGACCGAGCTGCGCCAGCTAGTCGAGCTGCTCGGGCGAGCGCAGCGTCAACCAAGGGGGGGCGGTCCGGCAGGGCCGCCCCCGTACGAGTAGCGCCCCTTACCCCAATGTTCGCGCTCGCGAAATTGGGCCGATTTGAGAGGAGGAGAAGGATCGAATGGACTGGGCTGAGTGGAACGCCGAGCTGAAGGGCGATAGCTGGGCTGCCGCGGAAGGCTACCCTGCCGGTGACACGGCCGAACTCGCCCAGCTGCTCTGGGACCAGGGCCTGCTCTACCTGATCAATCGCGAGGTGCTACACCCCCACGGCCTGGCGCTGGGCGTAGATCACCAGGACGGCAAGGTTGGCGTGCTGTTCCTGGCGCGGACCAACGACCCGGACGGAATCGACTTCGATCCTCGCGACCATGCCGAGGGCGAGGCGAAGCTACACGAGGCGGGCTACCTCGATGCCTCGCGGTAGGAAGCCCAAGCCTGTTGAGCAGCGGCGCCGCGAGGGCAACCCCGGCAAGCGGAAGCTCCCCGACCCGGTCCTGATTGGCGGGCGGCAGGCGCCGAAGATGCCGGTGTATCTGCCGTCGCGCGCAAAGACGGCGTGGAGGCAGATTGTTCCGGCGCTTAACGACATCGGGATGCTCGACCGGGTCGACGGGCCCGCGCTCGAGGCGTTGTGCATCCAGATAGGTGTGATGCGCGAAGCCGCCGCCGGTCTGGCCAAGGCGAAGAAGCTCACCGCAACGGGTTCTCAGGGCCAACTTGTGCGGCACCCGTTGATCGATGTGCTCAACCAGGCCCAGGGCGCCGTCCGGCAGTGGTGCGAACGGTTCGGCTTGGACCCGTCGACGCGTACCCGGCTCGGCCTGCAGGAGACGAAGCGCAAGGGCCTGAACGCTGAGATGGCCGACAAGCTCGGCAGTATCCCGCGCGAGCAGCGCGTTCGCCGAGTGAAGTAGCAGCCCTGCGTGGCCGACTTCCTGACGGAGGGTCCGCGCGTCCGGGCCTTCTGGCGCGAGTACCTTCGCCACACGAAAGGCCGGTGGGCCGGGTCCCCTGTCGAAGCGGAGGACTGGCAGCGCGACTTCACTGATGAGGCGTTTCGGCTGGATCCTGTCACTGGGTTGCGTGTCTACCAGGAGGCCTACCTCGGAATTCCGCGAAAGAACGGCAAGTCCACTATCGGCTCTGGTGTGGGGCTCTACCTCCTCGTCGCTGATAGCGAGGAGTCGCCTGAGATCTACGCCGGCGCCGGGAAGAAGGAGCAGGCCCGGCCGGTTTTTGACCAGGCGGCAGTCATGGTCAAAGAGAGCAACGGCCTTCAGGACTGGCTGCGGGTGCAGCGGTCCGACATCTACTGTGAGGCAAACCACGGGCTCTTCAAGGTGCTGGCGGCTGACGGCGAGCTCGAGCACGGCTCTAGCCCGTCGGGTGGGGTGCTCGACGAGATTTGGACGCACAAGTCGCGCAAGCTCCACACCGCGCTGACGACCGGCACCGCCGCGCGCGAGCAGCCGTTTCTGCTCGGGATCACCACGGCCGGCTACTCGAAGCAGCAGCTGCTCGGCGAGATCTACGACGCCGCGTTGGCGAAGCCTGCCGCGCTGATTGAGAAGCGGCCGTTCCTGACGATCGTTCGCGACCCGGAGAACGGGTTTCTGCTCTGGTGGTACGGGCCACGCGCCGGCGAAAGGATCGACCTCGAGGACCCCGAGGTTTGGAGGGCGTGCAACCCGGCCTCGTGGATCACACCGGACTACCTCCGAAAGCAGCGCCACAAGCCCAGCCAGATCGCCGACGAGTTCTACCGGTTCCATCTCAACGCGTGGACCGAGGTCTCCGAATGCTGGCTTGAGCTAGGCGAGCTGTCCGCCTGCGCCAAGCAGAAGGCGCGGATCCCAGACGGGCACGACGCGATTCTGATCGTCGACGTCGGGGTCTACCACGACTCGTCTGCCGTCACGGCGCTGGCGAACGTCGACGGGAAGATCGTGCCAGAGACGCACGTGTGGGCGTTGCACAAGGACCCGTCGAAGCCGCCGCCGAAGGCCCACACTCTCATCAAAGGGAAAGGGCCGCTCAAGCTAGACCTGCTTGAGGAGCACATCCGCGAGGTCGCCGCGTTGGGGCGCTATCAGGTCCGGTCGATCGTGTACGACCCTCGCTTTTTCATCCGGTCTGCTCAGACGCTGGAAGAAGAAGGCTTCGCGATGGTCGAGTGGAAAAACTCGCGGCCCGCGAAGGTTCGCGGCTCCCGTGCGCTCTACGAGGCGATCTCCGAGAAGCGGTTCTGTTACGACGGCGACGAGGTGCTAACTGCTCACATCCTCGCCGGCGCTCGGAACGTCAAGTCCGACGGCTGGTGCCTCGACAAGCAGACCGAGAAGGACGCCCCCCACAACGACGCGTTGATGACGTTGATGATGGGGATAGAAGAAGTTGAACAGCCGGCCTTGGAGGTGGGCGCCGAATGGGAATGAAGCGCAAGCGCCGCGTCCGCCTGATCACCCACAGCGACTCGCTGCCCGACTTCGAGGGCGTCCAGGTGGGTCGGCGGCCGGTCGGCGGCCACTACCTGCTGCTCGCGCCGAAGATCCTGCGAGGCCTCGACGGTGAGGTGAGCTCACAGTCCGTCGACGGCCACCTCGAGGTGCCGGCCGAGCGGGTGCTGTTCGTGCAGGTACTCGGCGGATGATCGTCCAAGTCGGCGGCGCCAGCCGCGAGCTGCGCGGCTACGGCGACTACTACGACCTGTCGGGCACGATCCCGCCGCCGTCGATCGGCACCCGCATCCACGGCCCCTACTTCGGCACGATCCAGCCGGGCGAGGCGATCGGCGTCCCCGCCGTCCTGAAGGCGATCCGCGAGATCGTCGAGCCCGCCGCCGCGCTGCCGTGCATGGTGTTCCGCCCCGACGGCGAGGGCTCCGAGAAGGCGCGCGACACCTGGCAGTGGAGTCTGTTGCACGACGAGCCGGCGGAGGGCCACTTCCCGTTCATGTTCTTCGCCCACCTGGTCTCTTCGATGCTCGGCCACGGCGGCGGGATCGCGCTCAAGATCAAGGCACGCGGACGGGTGTGGGAGCTGCGGTCGATGAACTCCAGCCGGATCAAGGTGTGCCGCGAAGACGGCGAGGTCCGCTTCAAGGTGCGCGAAAAGACCGGCAAGACCAAGACGCTCACCCGCGACGACGTGCTGTACGTGCCGATGCTGCTCATCGACGACCCCGAGATCGGGATCAGCCCGCTCGCCGCCGCCGCCCAAGCCGTCCGAGTCGGACTGCGCCAGCAGGAGTTCGAGGAGCGCTTCTACGAGACCGACGGCACCCCCAGCGAGGTGATCGAGCTGCCGGGCCCAGGCTGGACACCGGAGAAGCGCCGCGAGTTCCGCGAGTCGTGGGAGGCGCGCCACCAGCCCGGCACCCGCAAGCTCGGGCTGCTATGGGGTGGCGCCAGCTACCAGGAGATCGGCGTCTCACTCAACGACGCCGAATACGCCGAGGCAGCGAAGCTCACCGAGCGGCGCGCCAAGCAGATCTTCAACCACCCGGTCGACAAGGACGGCGAAGACGCCGACCGCCACTTCCGCGAGATCACGCTGCAACCGATCCTGACCCGGATCGAGCAGGCGCTCAAGGCCGACCGCGACATCTTTCCGCAGCGCGACCTGTTCGTGAAGTTCCTCACCGCAGCCCTGCTTCGGCCGTCGCTCAAGGACCGCGCCGACGCCTACCGGCTGCTGCGCCAAGGCGGCATCTTCACCGCCAACGAATGCCGCGTGCTCGAGGACAAGCCCGAGCACGAAGACGGCAACGAGCTGCAGGCGACCCCGGTCGGCGGAGCCCCCAACCCGCGCCGCGACGGCCCCAACCGATCCGACGACCCTGGCGGCAACGGCCGCTCAGACGAGGAGGTCTGACGTGCCCCCAGCCAGCTTCTCCCCCCGACCCGACTCGGTCGGGGACGCCGGCGCCACCGCCGCCACACCCGCAGCCAACACGACCATCGCCACACTCGGCGACCTGCCCGACGGCGTCTACGACGTCGAGGTCGCCGCCTACCAGGTCGCCACCGTCGACGCCAACCGCGCCAACGCCGAGGTGCGCAACGGCAACGCGACCATCTCCGACCTGCTCACCACCGCCGTCGAGACCCGCGCCCGCTTTCCGCGCGTGACGATGGTCAACGGCAACCAGCTGCTCGTCCGCACCGGCGCCGCGGCCGGCGGAGCCGGCTCGGTGTACGTCGCCCAGATCACCGCCAACCGCGTCGAGTAGCAGAAGGGGGACCCCGGATGGAGCTCGCATACGCCGAGCAGCTGCGCGCTGCCGTCGGCCCGTTCACGATCGCCTCCGGCGAAACACGCGACTTCGAGGTCCGCTCTAAGGACGGCGAGGACGGCACGGCGGAGTACACCTTCACCGGCCACGCCGCCGTCTTCGACCGGCTCTCCGACGAACTCGGCGGACGCTACTTCAGCTTCCGCGAGAAGGTCGCGCACGGCGCGTTCCGCAGGGCTCTCGACGACGACCAGGACGTCGTCTACCTGTACGACCACCGCGGCCTGCCGCTCGCGCGGACCAGCGCGAAGACAATGGACTTGCGCGAAGACCCGCGCGGCCTCTACGTCTACGCCCGCGCCGCGAAGACCACGGTCGCGACCGACCTCGCGCTGGCGATGCGCGCCGGCAACGTGCGACACATGAGCTTCGCGTTCACGATCGCCGAGGACAAGTGGGAGGAGACCACCCACGAGGACGGCTCTAGCGAAGCGATCCGCACCATCCTCAAGGTCGAGCGTCTTTTCGACGTGTCCGCCGTCGGCCAGCCCGCCTACCCACAGACCGACGCCACGGTGCGCTCACGCGTGGCGGAGCAGTACGGACTCGAACTGCCCGACCCGGCGGACACCGCCGAGCAGCTTGCCGCGATCGCCGCGCGCATGGGCTCGCCCGCCGACGACGGCCGCGAGGTGCGCAAGGCCCGCCTGGGTGAGCTCCAGGCGGGAGCGAAGCGGCACCTGACGCTCGCGCACGCCAAGAACCATCTGCCAAGGAGGTAGATCCACATGACTCTCCAGGAGCTGCGCGCGGCCGTCAGAGCTGCGCTCGAGCGCATGGAGGCCGCGTCCCGCGCGCTCGACGAACTCGGCGACGACGCTACCGACGACCAGATCAGCGAGGCCCAGCGCTCCTTCGAGGAGGCTAGAGCCGACCATACCGCCACGCAGGAGGCACTCGAGCGCCGCGAGGCCATCGAGGAGGCCCGCGCCAACGCGCCCACCGCCGAGCCCGACACCGACCTGGAGGCTCGCCGCAGCGGGCCGCGTGTCGAGCGGGAGCCGCTAACCTACCAGCGCAGCAACGGGCGGTCGTACTTCCTCGACCTCGCCCGCGTCCACCATCTCGGCGACGCCGCCGCTCGCCAGCGCCTCCAACGCCACGGCGACGAGACCCGCGACATCCTCGCCCGCCGCGAGGAGCGCCGCGTGGCGGCGCTCGAGGAGGGGCTGGACAACCTGCTGTCGGACCTGCCGGAGCCGGTGGCCCGCCAGATCCGGGCGCTCGGGATCGTCGACACCCTGGTGGAGCGGCGTGACCTGTCGCGCACCGACGGGCAGGGCGGCCACTTCGTGCCGCCGATCTGGCTGCTCGACGAGTACGCCGAGTTCGCCCGCGGCGGCCGGCCGTTCGCCAACGCCTGCCGTGGCATCCCACTCCCGGCCGGGACGGACTCGATCAACGTGCCGCGCATCACGACCGGCACCCAGACCGGGGTCCAGACCGCCGACAACGCGGCCGTCACCGAACAGGACCTGGCTGACGCAGTCGTGACGGTGCCCGTGCGCACGATCGCCGGCCAGCAGGACCTGGCGTTGCAGTTGCTCGAGCAGTCACCGATCGCGTTCGACGAGATCGTTTTCGGCGACCTGATCGCGGACTACAACTTCCGCCTCAACGACCAGTGCCTCAACGGATCCGGAGCGGCGGGCCAGGTGCTCGGCATCCGCAACGTGGCGGGCATCAACACGGTGACCTACACCGACGCGAGCCCCACGGTGCCGGAGCTCTACCCCAAGCTCGCCGACGCGCTCTCGCAGGGCCGTACGGCACGCAAGCGCGGGCTCACGCACGGCTGGGTGGCGCCGCGGCGCTACTACTGGGCGACCGCTGCGCTCGACGCGCAGAACCGGCCGTTCGTGGTGCCGCAGTACGCCGGCCCGTTCAACGCGTCGGGCGTCTACGACCCCGAGCCCGGCGAGGACCGACCGCTCATCCTCCATGGCGTCCCACACGTCATGGACGACGCGATCCCGGTCAACCTCGGCGCGGGCACCAACGAGGACGTGGTCATCCTCTCGCGGATGGTCGACCACATCCTGTTCGAGGGCGACCTGCGCGCCCGCGCGATGAGCGAGGTGCTCTCGGGCACCCTTCAGGTCCGGCTCCAGGTGTATGCCTACTGCGCGTTTACCGCGGGCCGCTTCCCGGCCG